CCAACCCGAAGGAATTGCCGCGAGAGAGCCATACCAAATCATAATTGCGCCAGAGGGCACCGCCGCGCCCGTGGCCGCAATCGAAACGCCGCCCGCCGAATTCGTAATTGTGATGCCGGTTCCGCCGGTCAGAGTCGACAGTGAGAAGCCAGAGCCGTTTCCAATCAGCAGCTGGCCGTTTGTGGGGGTTGCGGTGACGCCTGTTCCGCCATTGGCAACGCTTGCCGGGGACTGAATAAGCGCATTCATTGTGCCAGCTGTAATCAGCTGTTCAACATCGTCACCGGCCAAGAACGGAGATGCCGATGAACCCTCCTGGCTGCGCACCACTGTCATGGTGTCGCCTGTTCGGGCCGTCACCAGCATGATTTCTTTGACCGTGGTCGAAGTCGCGCTGGTGACGGTGATTAGAAACGTATTGCCGCTTCCGATTGCAATCGTCGGAAATGCCGTGCCGCCACCCGATTGCAGGACGATCGTCGTCGCCGTTCCCGTGATGGGACTGGCTAGCTTTGAGGCGGCGTTGTTTGCAAACAGAAGGGCCATTTTTGTTCCTAATTGCTTTCAGTCACGTTTTGAGCTTCGGCTTCAGATTGCATGGCGTCCATCTGGGGCTTGGCTTGGGCGTGAATGGCGTTGATCGTGTCCGCTACCTCGGCATAAGGCCGTTGGCCAAGAGACGACAGAATGACGTTGGTCTGCTCAACAGAAAACGCGAAATTGAGTTGCATGGTATCCCTTCCTTTTGGACAGCCCGGAGGCACATACATTATACAACAAGTCCGGGTCAAAGAGGATTAGGCCGCCGTCTTTGCCTTGTCCTTTTTGGGCTTGCTCGTCTGCGTCCACGGGGGCGGCAAGATTTTGATCGGCGGATTCAATTGCCGATCAATTTCCACGTCAAGATGACTTTTCAGAGCCGCAACGTCGACTTCGTTTTCGACCCAGCCCTGCACCACGTCCGCAGTCAATTTTTCGAAGGGGATCACCTTCAAGCCTTTGGTGCCTTCGAGGGAAACGACGCCCCTATGGACCTCGTAATTGCCCTTTCCGTCAGAAGCGGACAGTTCCCACGCGAAGCTGAGAACCTTGCCCGTCTTGGCGTCGACGGCAAACTCAGGGAAGGTCCAGGTGTAGATATTCGCCATTTGGTTAGCTCACTTGTTGCAGGGTCCACGTCACCGTGGGACTCGTTAGAGAGGAAATCCCATCTGATACGGTGCAACTGACGTAGTATGAAGCGACTTCATCATAATAGCCTACGCCGAAGTCTATGGAGAAATTTGGGGTGCCGTTACCCGAGGTGGAAATGATGTAACCACCCGAATTGGCGGGGGCCACGGAGTAATTCCAGGTGTAGGTGTATGATCCCGAATTACCGCCAGACACAGTGGCCGTGCCGTAAATGGCCCCTTCAAACGTTAATGTCGTTTGGTTTTGGTCGCCGCCGATGTCTACCGAGCTGATAGGCGAATAATTGGAGGTGCCATAAAAGCTCTGGATCGAAATTGTCCCGCTTGACGGTACCGACCCGTAGGTCCCCGAAGTCCCCGAAGGAACGTGGCCACCCCCGGCATAATACTCGTTCATGCCGATTGGATTCGACCCGCCGAATTCGCCTTGAACGCTGGACAGAGAAAGAGGGCCGCTGGATGGCAAGGTCACGACGCACCCCGCAGGCTAGCGATCTCGGACCGAAGTTCTTTGATGCCCTGAACGATCAAGCCCATCAAATTGCCGTAAGCGATAGACAAGGCGTCTTCGTTTTCCTGCACCGCTTCCGGCAGAACTTTCTGAACGTCTTGGGCGATCAGGCCCGTCTGACGCAGGCCGGTGTCAATGCGCGTGTAAACATAGCCGGTAAGCTGTCCGATCTTGTCGAGCGCGTCTTCAATCGGGGATAAGGCCGTCTTGAGGCGAATGTCCGAATAAGCGGTGACGTTGCCGGTGGCCGTAAAATTGCCGGACTGGTCGAGGGTAGCCTTGATACCGAGGGAGGCCGACGACCCAGAGGTCGTGCCGCCAAAATAAAGCGTTCCAGCCGCGTCATAGATACCCCAACAATTCGAGCCATCGATAAGGCCAACGCCGCCGCCGTAAGAGCCATTTCCGACCAGAGAGAACGAGATCGCCCCGGAGCCGGGACCGCCGCCCGAAGAGCCGGTGAACTTTACAGCTGAATAGGAATTTCCGGTGTTCAGGCCATTGGCGGTGGTGGCAGTGGCCGCGTTTCCGCTGATGCTGCCTGTAATGGTGCCTGTGGCGCGAATAGTTCCGGTGACGTCTAGAGTATAAGACGGGGAGGCTGTCCCGATGCCGACGTTGCCACCGGACGTGATCCTCATGCGTTCGATTGAATTGGTGTCAAAAGCCAAGTCACCAACATTGACCTGAGCAATTTGAAGCAGTCCGGTCCCAGTGTTTTGAAGAACCAAAGAGCCATTTGCTCCGCCGATCCGGTAAAGCTGGGCCGAGGCGCTGGAACTGCCATTGGCAAAAAGCGAGACGTAAGAATTGCCCGTGCCTGTCCTGTTTCCGCCCAACAGCAAAGCCGTGTCGGCTGTCGACACGCTGGTGCCGGTGGCCAGAGTTTGGCCGAAAGAACCGTTTCCGCGAACATCAAGGGCGGTTGCGGGGACCGTGGTCCCGATGCCAAGGCGGTAATTCGTGTTGTCCCAGAAAAGATCGGCGTTATTCTGGCTGTAGGCGCCCGCCGCTCCCGCGAAGACGAGTGAACCTGCGGTGAACGCGGTGGTCGTTCCTGTTCCGCCCTGGGCAATAGCGATGCTTGCCGTGACGTTCGAGAGATCGGCCAAAGCGCAGGCCGCGAAATTGGCGTTAACTTGCGCCGCGTAGATAAGCGTACCAGCGGCAAACGTATACGGAAGGCTCATGCCCAAACATCCCTATCCCAGCGCGCCACGTCCCATTCGTCAAGGGCGGACACAGTTACATTGTAAGTGTATTGAAACGGAAGGTTAACCGCCCTGGATTGAATTGCGGCTATCAGGATCGTCGCCGACGTTCCGCCGTTGGCCACGGTTATGTTGAAAACCGTTGGCCTACTTGTCACCGGATCATTTGCAATCACAACGCTGACATTGGACGTATCGGCGCAACTGACGTCGACGCCATTCACCCCATTGAGAAAGCGAACAATTCTGCGCTTTAACCAGCGCATGTTGAAAACAGTCCCGTCGCCTTTGTAAAAGTTCCAGGTCAGGATTCGCTTAAAATAGTCGTCTGTCGTGTTGTAGACCGAAACCGTGATCGTCCCCGAAACGGTTTGCGAGCCCGTGGCCGAACTGCTGTAAGAGATCGACCCTGCAGAAGACGCCGTAACAATCACGGTGCCGTTGTATGAGGTAGGTGAGACACCAGCCACAGAAACGATCGTTCCGACCAGAATGACCAATGAGCCTGAAAACGTCAGGGTCGCGACAGAACCGGTGCCGCTCGCGGATGCGGTGGCAAAAGACTGTCCGTTTGTGACCGCGTAATCCAGCTGATTATATTCCGTCGTGTCGTATTCGACGCTGTTCAGCGAACCAGAGATGGTGGTGATGGAAGGCGCGGAAAGGGTGGGTCTTACTTGACCGTAAATCCCTGCAGCGACCCAATCCAATAGCTGACCGGTGATGGTCGGTTCGGTGTAGATCGGCAAATTTATGGTGTTGAACCAGTTGACGTAGTTCTGGGCCAGCTGGTTGTAGGAGGCGACAAAAGCCTGAAGATTGTCGTCGTCGTTGTACTGGACGTAGAGATACGACGGAATCGTTTTAAGAACCGAGGTAGGCGCAATTGGCGGGAATGGATTCATCCCTCGTTATCCTTGCGCGATGGTGATGGCAGCGGTCGTTACGGTGAAATAACCCTCTGGGTCTGATGGAATTAGGCCAGTGCCGCTTGAGGGAGAAACCGGCGTGCTATTCACCGTAAAAGCCCAAACCATCCGGGACAGCAGTTGCGGCGGAACAATCGACGCAATCGCCTGCTGAAACACCGTCTGAAGTTCGAATTCATTGATTGGCTGTCCAACCGGAAGGCCATTGATGTAACTCGCGATGGCCGGATTTCCCAACTGAGAGACAGAGGCCGGTGCGACATAGTTCGTTGCGATCGTGTTCCAGGTAAGGCTTACCGTGACCACCTGATCAACCGGGCTCACAAAAACAACGGAATAGGTGTTTGGATAGTCATAAAGGTCGGCTGTGATATTGCGGGCCGTCGTCGACGAGCCGACCAAAAGTGAAATGTCGCCAACCGAATTAAAAATGGCGTTGGCCACTTCGTAGGGATCGCCGCCGCCGACAATCACTTCCCAGCCCGGTGAACTTTGAAGAACGGAAACGAGACGGGGTTGAACGCCCGCGACACTGGTCAAGGATTTCTTGAGGGTGTTCGTCAGACCCGTGCAGACAGACAGCCCAGCCTGAAGAACGCGCGCCCGATATTGCCCCTCTGTTTCAGCGCCTGCGCTGGGAATTCCCGGTTGGGGGTTGGTCACAGACAGGGTGATGCTGGACGGTACCGAAGTGATGATGGTCGTAACAGTGCTGGCCGGAACAGCCCAACTTCCGCTGTCGATTGCCACGCAATAAAGGGGCGATGACGACCCACCGGACGCAATCACGCCGCCGTCTTGGACTAAATACTGGTGAACGCCGTCCGAAATAGTCATTCCCTGCGGAATGACATAACCAACGGTTCCCGTGAACACGACATAAACGGACGTGTTGGTCGAAGCCCCCTGCGCAACGCCGTAAACGTTGCCAAGCTGGGTCAGGAGCCAAGCGTTCGCGCCGTAGGGCGTAATTGAATCGATCGTTTCGGTCACGGCTTGATCGATCAACGTCAGCGCGCCAACGTCTGTCGACGCGATATCTTCGATCAGTGAACCGGGAAGGTCTGCCGTGTATCCAGGGTTGGTGGCAGACACCAAGGCGACAAGTTGATCACGCAGCGTGGATGGCGGCGTGTTAGTGCGGCCCGCTTGGGTCAGGACGATCGGAATGTCAGTCATTGCGGGATCGGCACATATTCTTGAAAGGTCACGCCCGATTGCGTCACAAGATTAAGAGAATACGAAGGTTCCGGAGCCGTTATTTTTGACAGAAGCAGCGCGGAAAAATAACCCGCAAATTGCTGTTGCGTCTGGGCCATATAAAGGTCCGGATAAAGTTGGGTCAGAACGCTGTTTTGAGCCGGAATTCCGTAGTTCCCATAAAAAGGACTTTCGTTCGGGTTCAAAAGGAGAGTTTGGACAAGAGTGGTGATCCAGACATAGCTGCTGTCACCATTGGCGTCGGTTTGGACTTCAACCCAATTCCAGCTGCCGTCGGCGTTGTATGTGCGACCGTAGGTTCTCATACCGGGGTAATCGTGCAGCCGTGAAAGTTAGAGGCCGCTGTCGCCGCCGCTGACTCGATTGAAGAGATCGTTTCTGGAATGGCCGTGATCTGAGCCTCAAGGGTTGTGATCTTGGCATTCAAAATCGTGATGTCGTTTTGCAGCGTCGTGTAGGACGATTCCAGGGCCAAAAGCTCTTTGACCAAGCTGACCAGAGTCGCATTGTTCAGAGAAATCATGACCGTCGCCTGCTGCTGCAAATAGGCGACAATGGCCGTCGGATCGGCTGTCAAAGCAGCTGCGGTTCCGAGTTGAGTCGTCAAGTTAGTCTGAGCGGTCTGCCAACCGGCGATGGTGGCAATCTGGTTGTACAGATTGGTTGCGTCAGTCTCGACTTGGTTGAGTTGCGCAACGATGGCGTTGTATTGACTTGTAATCGCGGTCGATGTCGCGTTCAAGCTGTAAATGGCTTGGCTATAAATCTCATTCAGCTGAGAACAATTTACAGCAAGCCCAACACGGACGACGACTTCGTCTCCGTATCCCGCGTTGTAATTTGTACTGCCCTGAGGGATCGACATTTGGCCCTTTTAGTAAATGTTCGTGATGATGCCGTCTTGAACGGTAATCACTTGTCCGGTTTGAGCCGTAAACGTACCCGATGCCCCATTCCCAGCAGAAATGTTTCCGGTCGTCACCAGAGAACCAGCCACGCCTGAAATTGTCACCCCAGACGGCGCAACAGTCATTACGCAATTAGCCCCTGTGTCCCGGATTATAGCACCATGCGGACCGTAAATCACCACGGCTTGCGGATCGTCGGCTGGGGACCATCCGGTGTTGCCGAGCCAGACAAAGGATAGCGCCGACAGGTTCCCTGGTTTGTTCAAGCTGGGAATTCCGCTTCCCAGCCCGGTGATGCCGCCCAAACGCGCATCCGCCGGGAAAACCATGCCATTGTCCCCGACCTTGATCGGATAGCGAATATATTCCGGATATTCGATCGGGATGGTCACTTGCGGCAGCGTGTAGGGCGCAGCATTGACCTCAAATTTTACCGTAACGATTCCGGAAGAAACCACTTCGACAACAGAGCAAGGCAGAGCAGCGCCCGCCTGATTGATCGCTTGGAGCGCCGCCTGTCGGGCTAGGTCATTGAGAGATGAGCCGAGTGGATTTTTGAGGAATTCGGCCATTCGTCACCCCGCGTTTTGCAAGTTTGCAGCAGGTGATGAATACAAATCCAAGGACGTGATCCAGCTTAGGGCGTTTGGGTCACGAAAACTTCCGATGTGACGCACAGATTTGACGAAAAACCGACCCTGAAACGAAGAACGTTGCGCGGCGATGTACTGATTGGACGGCGCAATTGTGACCTGGGTCGTGGGAAGTTCGACATAGGACAAGGGTGAAATGTCCGCGCGAAGAGAGGTTGTCACCTGAAAGGTGCCAGGGTCGACCCAGGTCGGCTGACCAATCATATCGTTGAAAGCGACTGTCGTCGGTTTCGTAGGTACGGTTCCGTCCGAGACAACAAACCTATTGTTAACGATGCAAATGCTGACGCCCGCATAATTGGCAGCGGGGATAATCGATTTGCTGACGTCGTACATATAGGAGGCGTATTCGCCAAGGGTCTTTGAGAAGCTGGGTTCGTCCTGGGTCAGCTTCAGATTCGGACTGATGCTCACGATAGGATCGGCAAAAGGAGGATCGGCTTGCGCCGTCGCCAGCTTCAATGTGTTGGTGATAGCGTCGGCCATCGAAGTTCCAGCCGCCCAGGTCGATTGGGTGATATTAAGTTGTTGGGTGATGCCCGTCTTTCCGTTTATGACAATCACGAATTCGACCCATTGCTGGGTTCCGATCCAATTGCCATAGGCTTGCCAAATCAACCCTTCTAAAATCACACCGGTCTGGCCGCTATTATAGGCGGCAGTCGCTAGGGGCAGGCCCGTTACGAATCCAGCGGAAATCTTGATTAACTTTCCGTTGAAATCATTGGCCCCATAAATCACGTTGAGCCCAACACCCCAGATTTTCAGACTTGCGGCTCCGATCGGGCGAGCAAGAGTCGTGACCGGGATATCAAATTCTACCTGGAGAGCGCCCAAGTCGATGTTTCCGTTCTCGCCCGTGGTGTAGGTGGCGAAGACCGTTTGATCCTGATTGATGATCTCGATTTTGTAGTAGCGCACTAGGGCAGCACCACAAATTGGCGGGATGCCTCATAAAAAACGATCGACGACGTCGTGAAATAGCCCTTCGCCAGATTGATAGGGTAGTCGTTCGGCGATCCGACTAGTGGGACGTTAAAGATCAAATTTCCGACCACGTCGTTGCACTGCAAATACCAACGCTGCCCGAAGACATTCCACGGAACCGTGCAGAGGTAAACCTGACCATCAAGCGTCGGTTGAAATTGAAAAGGAGCGTTGGTCGCTGGGGCAAAGTTGTAAGTCGTCATTGGCCGAAACTCGGAACCACGGGCGCGGTTGTTGTCCAATCAATTGATTGAGTGACGTTTCCTGCGCTCACTTGAACGCCTGCACCGATTTTGGACATCAGCTGATTTTGAGCAGCTTGCAGAGATTGCGCCGTCAAGAGAGGCTGGACAAAGTCCCATTGCCAGCGGTCTTGGGGTCGGCCTGGGTCGCCTTCAGAAATGTCCTTGAAAGAGGTCAAGATGCAATTGAAATAGGTGCCGGACGGGGTAAGGACGGTGTAAGTGCCGCCCAACGCCGTGTGGGATTGGATCGTCGTTTTCAGCGTGTTGAAAACCGCCGACTTGGCATTGTATCCGCCCGCGCTTTTGACGGGGGCCAGCATCAACAGGGAAATCCGCAAAGGCTGCGCGATCACAGCATTCGCAGCTACCGCCTGATTTGCAAAAGGATATGTTGCGATTTCGTTTTCGGCCAAGGTCGACCCCGACATCGGGTAAAAATCAAAATACCAAGTGTCGAGTGCCAGAGGATTCACATAAGTTGGAATGCTTTGATATTCTGTCGACTGGGTGATGGCGATGATCGGGATGCCGGTGTCCGCTGTGCCGCCCACGCTGGTCGCTGCCGCGATACCTCCTGTGAAGAGGATAGGCGACTTTTGAAACTGAAGGGTGAAGGAATTGCGGTCGGTCATCAGACGGCATTATACGCTGCAACGCCACGGGCGCTGATGTTGAACTCATTCCCAACCATCGAACGAATCAGCAGACTGCTTTTGTCCTGGGCGCTGGGATAGTAGGCCGACTTGGTCGGGGTCATCGGCCCGTTTCCCGTGTCAGGCGTCTTCGCATTATCGTCGGCGGAAGGAGGTCTCAGGGGTTCTGGCGGGGTCCATCCAACCGGCGGGTAAGCGAAGGCCTCTCCAAAATAGCCGCGTTTAGCGGCGTCAATGCGTCTCTGTTTTTCGTCTTCGCTCGAAGAAACGAATAGTTTTTCCAAAAGGTTAGAGGCACCCATTATATCATTCGGGTCCCAACTTTTCAGGGTCATTTTGAGATTAGGGTTCTTATTAATTTCATAAATGGCAAAGGCGTCTTGCTGGGCGCGCGTTGCCTTCTGAATGTCAGTGCTTGGCAGTTTGTTTTTCTTCGCCCACTCAGCAAAATTCTTTTGGCGATCAGGGCTCCAGTTAATCAGACCCGCATAGCCATATTTGTTCTTCGATTTGGTATCCAGGGAGCTTTCGTAATAGGCATGGCCAACCATGGCAGCTGCCACGGACTTAGGAAATCCTGCCGCCTCAAAGTCCGACATGACGTCTTTTGCTGTTTTCAGCTGAGTTGCCGACAGCTTTTTGACTTCTTCCCGGCCCTTGTCCTTGGCTTCGCGAACGTCCCTCGGTTCAATCATGTGAAGGAATTCGAGAAGTTTCAAAAGTCCGTCGGCAACTTCTTCAAACTTATCGCCGAGCTTGGCAAGGTTTTCTTTAAAGTCGATCATGTCCTTTTTGAACCCGCCGCTTTTCAGGTAATCGCCAAATGCGGTGATCGCTTTTTTGGCGCGATCAATCCAATCCTTGAAAAAGTCCGACTTGGTTATGTCTTTGACCATGCTGACAAACGCCTTTGCCAATTCGGTCAAAGGCGGCAGAAGGCCCGTTAACGCATTCATGAAAACGGTTTCGAGTTCGCTGCTCGCTTTAGCGATCGCGACCGAAAAATTCCGAGAAGCTTCGATTGTCTTAGCTTGGGGCTGGAGGTCTGCAGCCATTCCCGGAATGGTGCGGGTCGCTTCGCCGACGGCTTTCCGTTGAGACGAGAGAGACCGAAGGTCTTCCATTGACAACCCGAGGGTCGCAAAACCAAGGGCTTCATATTCCGGTTGGGTTTTGGTGCTCTTTTCCCAGGCAGCAATGGCTTTGTTTAGCGTTTCAATCGCCAGAGACGCCGTGTCTTTCTTTTCGACGTCCGAAATGCCAATCCGGCCAAAAACAGACCTGCCAATGCCGGGGTCGGCTTTCGCTGCCGCGATGCTTTCCAGATAGCTTTCTGGGCTGGCCAAGAAAGGCCGCAGGCCGATGCCAAAAGCCGCACGTTGCCCGACGTTGACGCCAACGCCCGCTGCCGCACGCTGGGCGTCAGTGATGCCAGCCGCTGCACGGCCCAGGCCAAAACCGCCCAGAACAGTTCCGACAACGGCCGTGATGCTAAACATTTCGGCGAGGCGGGCCGCTCCTTGGGTCAGGGTCTTGGCGACGGCGCTGGCCGCTTGTTTGGCGTCATCCAAACGCTTTTTCTGCTGCTTGCGTTCGTCGTCCAGGCGTTTGCGCGTTTGAGCCGCGCGTTGCTCTTCGTCCTCTTGAAGTTGAAGGGCGATTTCGTGCTGTTTTTCCAGTTCTTCGGTGACGTGCTTCGTCGCCAAAGCTGAAGCGGCCACGGACGCGCTTGTGTCGTCCCACGCCCCCGGCATTGATTTTAGAGCGGATTGATACTTTTCGAACGCAGCGATGAAGGCCTTAAACTTCTCGTCGTTGACGTCGATGTCGATGACGGATTTCACTGCCAAGGGTGCGCTCCTAAATACGGCGGGCGAGTAGGTAACGCTGCCGGAACTCGACGGCAGAACTATAGCTTGTTCCTACGAGTTCCGCGAGGTCTGGCCAGCCGTCCTCAACCAACCAAGTCAGCGCGGAATGGAGGACGCTGTTGCCTTCTCGCCAGTATTCTCTTCCGGCTTCGATGTCGGCAAAGAGCTTTGGTAGTCGATAAGCGACAAGGACGTCGTGGAGGCCCCGAATATTCCAAAGATCATCGACATCAAAGCGTCCGCTTCGCGCTTTCGCATTGAGGCACAGCCCACAATAAAAAAAGTCACGGCGTTCTCGACCTCATCAGCGTCATCGGCAGAGAACAGATTTTTTCTGACCGCCTGCTCGAGAGGGACGTGGTCCCACCCTTGATCCGTCATGACGAGAACAGTGGACAGGCGGCGAATTTCCGCCAGGAGCCCGTTTTGGACGCCTTCTGGTCCTTCCCAAGAGCCATCGGCTTCAGCCACGCGCTTGAGCATCATCTTGGCCACGCGCGGACCCATGCGCACCAGCCATTCGCCGCCGTTTTCGAGCATGGCGGCGTAGGTTTTTGAGATGGTCAGGAAGTACCGCTCAAAAACGTCTTTGCTGATCGGTGAAGAGTAGACGTAGGCATCGCCCTCATCCCTCTCCACCGTCAGAACCAAGTTCAAGTTCCGATCGATTTTCATTTGTGCCCAGGATCAAAAGGAAGCGACTAGGTCGCGTTGAACAGTGCCGCATTGACCAGATAGAAGCCTCGGAACGTGACCATGAAGCCCACGTTTTTGCCATTCAAGCGCCCCGGAGAGGCCTGAATGATAGCCCCGTTTTGAATCTGGTAGTTGCTGAGCGTGCTGGCGTCCGGACGGACCACAAAGGGGCCGACCGTGGACAGAACTTCCAGCTGGTTCTTGAAAAGATCGCTGAAGGACTGCGTTTTCAGCAGTTCTACTTCGACCGTCATCATTTGGTACGGGGCCGGGGACTGTACGGTTCCGGTCATCGTGCCGAAGGTCTCGACGATCTCGCCTTCCGGCGTGATGTTGATGCCCTCCTCGCCCATATAGGGCGCGGTGATGTTCAGCTGGGGAAAAAGAGGAAACGTGATGGAGCCCCGAAGGCGATTCAGCGTTCCCTGCGCGACAAGAGGAGATGCCATTTCGGGTTCCTTAGACGAAGTTGGTGACGTTCAGAGCGACGATGATCTGTTCGAAGCCGCGCGCCGGGGTAAAGATGGCCGAGAGACCAGCATACCTTCCGATTGCATAATCGTTCGGGTTTTCAGCAATGTAGACCGAGAACGGTTCGGCGTTGATCACCAGTTGGTTTGTGTACAGACCCGCTTGGAAGTTTTGAACGAACATCGAAGTCGGCAGTTGGGTCTGATTCACCGAGCCGATCGCGAGGCCATAGGTCACGGCGCTGGAGAAGGTCCGCGTTGCGGTGTCTTGAAGGACATTGATGCCATTTTGATCAAACAGCAGCGGCGCGAGCGGATTGTTTGACCCATTGATGACCGCGTTGGAAAGCGACAGGTCGGTGTTGATTTGCGACCAATCGACCGAGTACCAGTAGTTGAACGGGTTCCCGTCCATCGTATGGCCCCAGAACAGCACCGAAGTGCTGATGCCACCCTCCGCACCCGTGCCAACGATATTGATGTTCGCCGCTTTCAGGGTCGACAGAAGAGCCGCGTTTCCACGCACCGGGTACGGTGTCACGCCGTACAAATAAGCGAACGAAAGCTGGGTGACTTGGTTTGCGCTGCCAGGATTCCAGTTCAGGGTGACATAGAACGGAGCCGCGCAAGAGAACTCACTGGCGGGGGCCGTCGGCGAGGGGATAAACGCAAAGACGCATTTCATCAGGGCGGTGTAAGACGTATAGGTGCCCGTCGTCGTGGTCACAAAGAAATAGGTCTTGCTGGTCGTCGCCTCGAAACCCGCCAGGAACGTCAGGAAAGACGAATTGGCGTCCCATTCCTTGGGAACAAGGTATGAATAAACCGTGCCAGGGTTGGCGGTGATCCAGGACTGCAAAGCCGAAACGCCCGCCGACGGAGCGCCCTCTCCCAATTCCAGAACGTAAACACTGGTCGCCGCGCCTTGAGCAAAGAAAGTCGTGCCCATGGCCAGGAGTTCGGCTTCATCGGCCAGGATGACGGTTCCAGGAACCGTGTTCAGGCCAGGGTTTGAAGCCAAGGGATAGGTAACGGTGCTGGTTCCAGTCACGGTGCCTTGGAAGGTGCCGTTGTAACCAGATGGGGAGGCTCCAGCGACGACGATACCGACCGTGTCACCAAGATTCCAACCGTGCGGGGCGGTGGTGGTGATGGTCACGGTGCTGGTAGCCCAGGTCAAAGTAGCAATGGCTTTGGCCGTGGACAGGATCGAGGTCAGGTCGGAAAGCTGGGTCAGGAGCGTGAGAGTTCCCGGAGCGGTGTTGGTTCCGCCCTGAGAGATGAGCGCGCCAGACCGCTGCAGCGTCGAAGGCGCGGGGGCCTGCTGTTGGGTGACGTTAACGGTGACGATATTGTTTGCCATGCTGGCGCGTCCTTAATCTGGTTTCGGTTCAGCTGCTTAGGAGTAGCTGACCGAATATTGCGGAGTGCCGCCGCCGACAGCCGACACGACAATGCCGGTTTTGCAGGGGAAGTTCAGTTCGACAACCAGACCGGCAGTGGCTGCCGTATAGGGGATGCTATAGACCGTGTTGGCGGTCGTGGCGGAAGCGACAGTAGCACAGTCGTTAAACGTCAGAGCGCCTGAAGTCCCAGGGGCGGTCACGACGATGACATTATTCAAAATGCCCGAAGAGGACTTGATGACGGTGGCGGCAGTCACATTCAGAGCGGACGAAGAGCCATAAGCCGAAACCAGAAGGTTTTGGTTGTTGTCTGTAACCAGGGGGACCAGGACATTGCTGGGGTTCTTGGCGACGGTGGTGGCGATGGGACCTTGGGGCATGGGGCATCCTTTTTAGGTTTAGGTGACAGGAACGATAGCGGCCCAGAAGATTTCATTCTGACTGTTATCCGCCCAGATGATCTGGTTATTGCTGGAATCAGACCAGATGATCTCATTTTCAGACGGGTTCAGGAACAGGAAGTTTATATAAGTCGACAAGATGCGCTGCCTCGCGATGTTCCGCGCCGTCGCCTGATAATAGTTGATCTCGTAGTCGATAAATTTCTGTTGGGCGAGAATGCCCAGTTCGGTCTGGATTCGCTTCCCGTCGCGCACGGTCGGCATGTTCATAATGCCAAAATTATCCGTGTTTAGCGAGTAGGCGTTGACGTAGTCGATGAACGACAGAATTTCGGCATTCCGAATTCCGTAAAAGGTCAGACGGACTTTGTCTCTGGCCAGTTGGTAGTGAGAGCTGTTGATGTCGATGTAGGGCGCTGCCTGCAGCGCCTGGGTATCCGAAGGCTCTATGTGAACCGCGCACCACGGCGGGGTGATGTTGTCCGGCACGATATAGGACGGATACATCGGCATTAGTTCATTCAGCGTCAACCAAATCGGAAGGCTGTTGGAGACGATGACCTCGTCAACTTTCAACTGACCCGAATTATCGACAAGCTGATCAGACAGGGCGGGATAAAGGGCATCCCCCTGGTAATGAAACAAACCCGACTGCCGATAAAGCATGGACCGGCGGGAGAAGCCAAAAACCAAATTGTCAAAGGAACCGATATACATCGACCCTTCGTTGATAGCGTTTAGCTGTTCAATTTCAGATTCGGACGTGAAAACCACCCGGTTCAGGGCGAAGCCTTCGTCCTCTGACCTTTGGTTTTCAGTCGTGTAATGAAGCGAGCCTTTGACTTTGACCTGATCGATCGGGTCCGACTTCACCCAAAAGACGTACCCATCTAAAGGTAGGACCGCACGATCATAGCGAGTGAAGGTGATGACTTGGTTTTCGGAGATCGTCTCCAGACCAAGGGCAAGACCCGCCGCAAACTGTCTACGCGCGCCCGCTGCTTCTTGTGCGCCGCTCATTCGCCATCAACCCATGACGTGAAGCTGGATTGATAAAGGCCGGTATCGATAAAGGACGGTCGGCGGGGACCGCTCTTTTTCTTCAGTCGATGGTTAACGCCGTCCAACGCCGCTTGAGTCGGAACGCCGGGATAACCCAGGCTTTCCATTTCTCCGTTGGCTAGGAAATCCTTGAATTTTTCGTTGATGTTGGTCGTTCCGGCGTTGACCGCCCCCGTCAGTCCTTGATCGGGAGCGCCCATCATCAAAGCCTCAAGAGCATTTTGAACGCCGTTGGTGATGTCGTCCGCGATCTCCTGCTTGTGGAGTTCGTAGAAGATTTCCATCGGATGATACTTGGCCTCAAGAATGTCCGCGACGTCACCCGTGGTGATGCCGTTTTCTTCCGCATAAGGCACGTCGATCACGCCAAGATGGAGGGTCATACTCAAGAAATCCCCCAGTTTGTCCCTACGGTCTGCGCAAAAGCGAGGTACTGGCGACCATACGGCGTTTTGAGGTTTTGAAGCTGTCCAACAGTCAGCTTTGTCAGGCTTTCAACCGTTGCGATGCTTTCCGAAGTGCCTTCGTCGCTGGCCGACGAAATCGTACCAGCGACGAAGTTGTTGCATCCGAAACCAGCGCGCAAGTCGGCAAAGAACGTCTGGCCGGTTTGGTCCGGAGCCCAGTTGATCAGATTGTCGCCGCCCAGATTGTAGACCGCCAGTTCATAAATGAACGGATTGGCGATTTGAATCTGAAGGTTCACCAGCGCCACGGCCACTTGGTAGGCGTAGACGAGCGCAAGCGAATTGTCCGGGAGAACGGTGGTGTTGATGTTCATCACCGACCGCACCCAACCGACAAATCCGTCAAACGTGGGTCCGTTCATGATCAGCCTTTGCGGGCGCGCGGAACACGCGGAGCGCGCGGGTTGGTGTCAGGATCGGCAGAGCGATCAACGCGGATTTTTTCGTTGATCTCAGAATCCTTACCTTCCTTGTCGATTTCCTCGATCGACATTTCCAGAGAATTAAGACCGCCGGTCTGTTCCTCAACCGCGTTATTCACAGCGACGGCGGCTTCTTTGCGAAGCTCCTTGCCGCGTTCCACCAGAACCTCCTGGTTGTGAACGATCGCGCGACGGACCTTATCCATGTCGACTTTCTTGTCGACAGAATAGCAAAGACCGAAAAAGGGCTTGGTGCGGTCGATCTCATCAACGCGCACGAATCCATATTTGGAGTGCTGCGCAACGATCGAATCAATGTCGGTGGTCGACAGTTCACCCGGAATTTGAATTTGCCCACCGATGGAGATGATTTGCTTCATCAGCTTGGTATTTTCGGGGATGCGATACATAAAGTCTTGCACTTGGTTGGTGCAATTAGCGATGTACATTTTCATAGTCAGTTTCCCTTCCTTGGGAGTTTGATTTTAGAGCAAGGCGGGGACCGCGTTTAAGGCGCGATCCCCATACACAACGAGCCGAGGCGCGTCGGTGTTAATGCCTATTGATACGCCATACTCACGATTGTGATCGCCTCGGGGCGAATGCCCCAGCCCGAGGTGATCCGCCATTCCGACAGCACGTCGATCGCACCACCCGGCAGAGGTGTCGGGATTTCGCGAGGAGCGGCCATATCGCAGTATTGCAGGGCGCAAGCCTCAATACCGGGAGCCAGTTTGGCGAATTCGTTGGTGTTGACCTTCGAGCCCTGCGGCTTCTGCACTTCCGGCATATTGATGATCACCGCGTCGGTGCCACCAGCTCCCTTGCCGATGAGGGTGTCGTCATAGACCCAGGTGATTTCGTCGTCGTTCCATTCGGCGACGTCCTTCACCATGCCAGCGGTCGAGGTCGAACCAGCGCCGACGCGCTGGAATTGGACCAGTTGCACGATGTTCTGGTATTCGAACGCGCCAAGGACGCGCTGCGGACCCAGGATCGTGAACTTGCGACCGATGCCCAGTTGGTTGGTGCGGGTCTTCAGCGCGCTGATTTGGGTCAGCAGGAAGGTGGCCATTTGACCGTTGTCGTAGGTGACGACGGTGTCGTTGCCGTTGCTGTCCGCCGGAAGCGGGACCGAGGTCGCGCCTTGGGTGTTCAGCAGGCCTTCGCCATTGGCCGGGTTGAAGCCGTACAGCAGGGCGTTACGGGCCAGCTGGAAGTGGCCTTGGCGCATACCGAGACGTTGAGCCTCAACAATGCTCACGCCCCAACGGCCCATCGCCGCCGTGTCGTGGTGGTCATACTCGCCGCGCACGCGCAGCAGATAGGACGGGGTGCTGATCATCGACATCGTGGTGTTGATGCTCGGCAGCATGTTGTAGGCGGCTTGGCCAGCCGACACCTTGGTGCGGACGTCGATGCGCTTGATGTACGCATAAAGGTCGCCGTCCGACAGGCGGGTCAGCGGTTGGCCGTCAGCGAGCAGATCGAACGCGCCGGAAGCCTGCGAGTAGGGGAGCAGGATACCCGGATCGATGTAGCTCGGATTCACGATAGTAAAAGAGGCGGCGATGTTCGCCATGATGGATGTCTCCTATTGCTCTGGCGAATGCCGGTTAGATCAGGATCACAGCGGTGGTGCCGCTGCGGTTCCAGGTGGCGAAGCCCGTGGTTGGGTCGTAGCTGACCGTCATGGAGTTGCCGACGTTGATGTCCAGCACCTTCACCGGCAGAGCCGAGGAAGCGCCAGAACCCAGGGTCAGCGAACCGCCCGTGATGGTCGCCGCGCCAAGACCAGCGCCCGCATTGTAGGTCACGGTCGAACCGGAAACCGACAGAGCGGTGAAGGTGCCGTCCAGCGAGGCATAAGCGCCCGTGCCGGTCAGAGCGGAAACGACAATCGCGTCGCCCGCACTGAAGGTCACAGGGGCCGACATCGTCAGCACCACAACACCAGTGGTGTTGTTGTAGGTGCCCGACGAAACGGTCAGGGTGCCCAGGTACGGAACCAGGATTTGGTTCACGAAATCCCAAGACACTTGAGCGCCGACAGTGCTGCCGATGTGCGAGGCCAGGGCCGGATCAGCCGCGACCGCGATGCGGGCGTTGGAACCCAGACGGTAGTAGTTCACCATCATGGACGAACCCGCCAGCGGGACCGGCGATTGCGGGGTCGTGGTCATGGCGTTGTCTTGGTCGAAGACCGAGAAGCCATTGAGACCGCCGTTGGAGGTTTGCGTAAGGCTGGTCGCGCGAACGATCGAACCGCCAAGCGAGCCCGCCGGGACGTTTTCGGAGATACCGACGCCGCCCCACATGGGCTTGGTTTCGCTGGTGGCGAGCGTGCCGCCAGCCAGCTGATAACGGACAGCCGGGTCGTTCTGGGCGGTGCCCTGAATGTAACCGTCCGAAGTGACATTGAAAGAACCCGAAGCGGTGGTGGTCAGCACCGGGTTAAAGGAGACTTGGGCGCTCATTGCGTGTTTTCCTGAATGAGTTGCGAAGGGGCGTGACTTAGTTCTTGGTCACGCCGACGAGACGACGGCGGGGAGCCGCATGGCTACCCATCCAGGCGCGGGGTTCGCCGACGAAGGTCGAGATGATGCGGCCCGTGGTGTCAGGACGCTTCATTTCGCGCAGAGCGCCACGGGGCAGATCGACCGGCGACATGGCGGCAGCCATGGCGTCCGAATAGATTTGCTCTTCCATGTAACCGAAGGCCACCGAGTCGACGATCTTGCCGAGGTTGACTTCCTTCAGCTTGGCGCTGTGCTTTTGCAGGCCACGGGCCAGACGGCGACGATAGGCCATCAGACCTTCGCCATTCAGCGGACGCGGGGCGCTATCGCCGAAGGCTTGATAGACGCTGTCGGCCTTGGCTTGGGCGTCAGAGAACTTGGCGTATTCGGCGTCGGACAGCTGCTTGGGCAGCATACGTTCGACATCGGCGATACGCTTGCGGATATCGGCAGCGTCAGCAGCCTTCATCTCTTCCTCTTCAGCGTCCTTGCGCTTCTTGTCAGCGGCGACGCGCTTGGGCTCTTCTTCGAACTCTTCCATTTCAGCGTCGTCGTCATCGTCGTCCGACTTGGCTTCCACTTCTTCGTCGTCAGCCTTGGCGTCGTCGTCATCGTCGTCGCAGGCTTCTTCGGCGTCGTCGTACTCTTCTTCGGCGTCGTCCTTCGTTTCCATCGCGTCCATACGCTTGGACAGCGAATCAAGGTGCGACAGAATCTTGTCCAGCTTTTCGCCAGCTTCGGCGTCAGCCTTGTGCTCTTCCATATGCTCTTCGGCCATTTTTCAATGCTCCAATTAGGGTTGTTTTAACGGCGTCTTTGGGAGACGTAGTTGCTCATACGAATGTCAAGCAGTTGAAGGCTCTGCCCCAATCGGTGAAGTTTGATTGGGTCCAGTATACTCTTTTCTCTGCCAGTTTGTGAATCCACGCGGACATCGGTTCCATTTTGGTCGACGCCAGCAAGTTCACCACCTTTGTCCCAAACGCCAGCCCCGTCAGGAAGCACGGCAATATGGTCCAGTAGACTCGGCTTGCCTTCGATGAGGAGAGCCGAACCATCCTCAAGCGTCAACTTGGAGTTGACGTCGGGATTCTTGAAAACGACAGCAGGAGACGTGCTGGTTGGGCGCGTCGTCATCAACTCAATGGCCGCGTCGTCGTAAACCTTTGCGATACCCCAGACCTCGTCGCCTTTGATGTAGGCGAACATGATCGAGCCAATCGTGCGATTGATATATTCTTCGCTGTTCAACGTCGCACTGTCCGGATGTTCCAGGATCACAGCCAAACCGGCGCAGCGATCGAGGAATTCCTGATTAAGATAGATCAACGGATCGCGGAAAACGAACTCGCCCAAAGACGATCTATAAGCGACACCCGTCCCGGTGATCCGCATGGCAAACAGGGACACGTTTTCATATCGCTGGGGACTGACCAGCTGCCCGGCTGCCATGGCTCGGGCAACCCCAAGCTCATCCATTGACAGCCGGGCAAGAGCGACAGCGCAACCAGGATGTAGTGGCATCGGCGGCGCGTCGATTGAAGCCCAGGAATAGCCAGTGCTTTCGTCGCAAATGGTCACGGCAAAGGATTCAGTGACCCGGCAAATATACGTCGTGAAATCGACCGACTCGCTAGGAGTCGGTTGCACCGGGGAAGCGCCGGAAGGAAGGGTGTCCTTAGCTTCCCCGGTGGCCATTGCAGGAGCTGGGCACGCCTCCGCAATTCCGCGCGTGTGGAGTTTGATGTGGTCAACGTCGGCCTTGAAGCCGGTTTCCTCAAACGCTTCACGAATGGCGCATTCTTCGATCGTCTCGCCGTCTTCCTGCTTCCCACCGGGGAAAGCCCATTCATTGGGGTGATCGCCGCCGTTCCCGCGATGAGTAAACAACGCGAGATTGTCGGGGGTCAGGAAGAGGATGCCAGACGCTTTGATCATCGAGCCTTGCTCGGGCTGGCTTGCTTCACGCCGGGCTTTGATTGAGGTTTGGCCAAGGCGTCGGAGCGTTTCACGCGATTGCGGGCAAGGTTGCTGACAAACCGGATATTGGCCTCGGCAAGTTGCTTCAGTTGAGGCTGACTAGCGCGATTCAACAGAGAGATGATGCCCTTGTAAGCCGGATTCGAAGGGTCGATTTTTTCGATCTTGGAAAATTCCGACTTCAACTGGTCAATTTGACCCGATGAAAAAAGATCGGCGTCGGCCTTGGCGTTGCCCGTCACAATGCCGTTGCCGCCTTTGGCTCGGATTGATGCCAAAAACTTTTCGGCGTCCTCTTTGGACGCATACTGAGCCACCGAAATTTTCGGGTCGGCCTTTTTCATCTTGTATTTGACGGAGAAGGCGAGAGCGGCATCCTTGCGAATAGGAGCATCGCCCAGCTTGGCGACGTAACCTTGAGCCCGGCGCTTTTTCAACATAGCCGATGCTTCGGCTTGCGTGGGCAATTTATCGACGCCCCAAATTTGAGAGTTCTTGTTGCGATAATAGACGTGGAAAGAACCGGCATCCGCACGCTGGCCGACGCGATATTCGGCATCGTCCGAACGCTCCTTGCCCTTGAAATTGCGCTCGTGCTCTTCGGCCTTTTCGTTCGCGGCCTTGGTCAGAGAGGCAAGTTCCTTGTGGTCCTCATTCGCGGTCGCGGCGGGCTTCTTCGCAGCCTTGATGACCTCAGAATAAACGTCGGCGTCGGATCGCTTGCCGTCGGCATTTCTCCAAATCTCACTGCCGATCAGATTAGAAGCGGAAATTCCAGCAGCCTTGGCGGCGCGTTCAACTTGGGCTTTGGTGACTTTGGTGTTCGATCCCAGAGCCTTTTTGAAAGCGTCGTACTTTCTTGGATATTCGCGCGTGACCAAACGCAGAAAGGCTTCGGCCAGCGCGGTCGGCTCATCAGCGTCCTTCATGGCCAGGGCCTTGATGTCGCGAGTCAGATTGGCTTTGGCGGATTCTTCCTGACTGTCGGAACGAAGTTCCTTAATCTCTTGGTTGATATCGGAAATCGCGCGCTTGAAATAGGCTTCCGCCTGTTTCTTGCCTTCCTTGCGCGAGGACGCCAGTTCCTCTTGGTAGAGGCGGCGAAGGAGCATCAAGCTGTCTTTGTTGCCGCCGAACTTTTGGGCCGCATCTTTGCGCTTGGATTCCATACGATCCATGCGCTTGCCCAGCATCACCAGAGCGTCGTCGATGCGGTCAAGCTTGGACTTGGGGGCGGCGTCGCCGCGCAGTTCCTTGCGGCTCTCGACCATGCCACGGGTGGTCAGGGTTCCAGCATCGGCCCGCTGTCCGAGGTGCTCCAAGATCGCGGAGGCCAAGCCAAGAAGTTCGTAACGCTTGTTCATGTCCCCCGAAGACTTGGCCTCCTCGCTTTGCTTCATCAGCAAACGGCGCATAGCCTCCAATTCCCGGCGAGAATAGTGCTGCATAGACTTCGCCATGCCTGGGATTTTGTAGACGGGGGCGGCATCGCCGCGCGCCTTCGAATAGGCAATCGCCGCCGCCTGCTTCACCGGCTTGCCCGCGCGCACTTCAGTCGCGATGTTCTTGCTGATCGTCTTTTGCGAAGAGCCGGATTCGAGGGGCATCAGGAGCGTCCTTTGCGTTGGTCTTTGGCGTTCAGACGATGTCCGTCTTCCCAAGCCGAGTCAGCTTTGTCAGCGCCGTCCAAATTGCGCTTCTTGAGGCTAAATGATCGTCGCGCGTGAATTGCGTCGGCGCGCTGGTTCAATTGATGGCAGGCGGCAAGAACCGCGTCTAGCTTGGAATTATATTCACTGTCGGAATCACTACAGCGAACGTCCCACTTTTTCAGGGCTAGATTGATCCGGCTGTTGGGGTCTTCAGCCGTGGCCTTTGAGGTCATCTTTTTCTTCATGCCACACATGCGGGCCTTGAAGGAGGCGCGGCGCTTTGCGGCAGTCGGGCTGTCTTCCGCCTGTTTTGACGAAACGGGGCGCTTCAGGTCATGGCCTTGGGCCTTGGCCATCTCACGGCCTTTTTCGTTAAGACCGCCCTCTGGATTCTTACCCTTAGCGCGCAAAGTTTCGTCGCTCATCACAGGGCCTTCATAGCTGCACGGACGCGCTCAAGTTCTTCCTTGCCCTTGGGCGTCAGCATCTCTTCCGGCAGGTCGCGAATGTTGTAGATGTAGACCGCGTGGCAACGGCAGAACGGCTCTTCACCCACCGCCGTGATTTCGTCGTAGTAGCCCGCCTCGCCCTGCTTGACGAGCCCGGCCTTGGTGGCCCAGTTGCCGCGCAAAAGGTAGATTTGGCCGTCGCGGTCCTTGTGGTCCTTGCGGTAGTCGTAGCCCAGCTGCCGCCAATTGGACCGCCACTTCAAAGCGATGGCCTGCCCGCCCTGGGCGATGACGGCGTTGATCGAAGCGGCCAGCTTGTGGCCCTGGTCGATCAAGACCCGGCGCTCCTCGAAAGGCAGCGAAGCCAAGGCCTTGCGCACCCGCGTCTTCTCTTCCACCTTGTCGACCGTGTCCGAGCCGCCTGCTGGCACCGACGAGGCCCAGCCGCTGAAGCGTTGGAGCGTCTTGGCGATGGCCTGCTGGCGGTTCAACTTTATCAGGTCGGCGGACGCCAGGATGCGGCGGTTCAGTTCGGCCCGCAGGATCGGCTGCAGCTTTTCCAGCGTGAAGCGCGCCACGCCCGGGTGCATCTTCAGCGCGCCGCCATTTTCGACCAGCCGCTTGTAGACCAGGGCGAGGCCGTCGCGCAGCTGCTGCTCCATGGTGTGCACGGAGCCCATCGACCGCTCGGCGGCTTCCTTGAGGCGCAGCTGCCAATAGGCGACGCGCTCCACGGAGTCGAAGCCGTTCTCGGACAAGTCCCGCACAGCCTCGGTCAACACGTCGTAAAAGCTATTTCCGGCCACGAAGCGCCTCAGCCTGAATGCGGTGGGCTTGGAACATCAGGTCCAAGCTGGCCTCGAAGTAGGATACCGAAGCGGCCCGGCAGCACTCGGCGTCTTCCCATTCGGCCTGGGAGGCGGCCAGGATGAAATCATGCTGGGACTTTACAGCCCGGACCATGGCCTCTTCCGAGTTGGCGGCCAGCTGGTCTATAGTCGCCACGTTCAGCCCCGCGACCTGCGAGCAGGCAGCCGGGCCACAGCATCGCTGAGCCGAACCATGCTGTCCGAAGCGGACATGGGCTTCGGCGGCTTGGGTTCTCCGGGCGCGGCTTCCTCTTCCGGAGGGGGCTGCGATTCGGCGAATTCGATCA